GAGCTGCTTGGCCGCATTGGCGTTGGCTTTGGCCTGGTCCTCGTTCTTGCGGGCCATCTGCTTCCAGTAGTCGACCGTTTCGGACGGCTTCGGTTCGGCAGGGGGCGTCGCGGGAGGGGTGTCGGCGGGGGCTGCTGGTGCGGCTACCGGGGCTCCCGTTGCGGGCGTCTCGGTGGTGTGGACGGGCTCAGACATAGTGCGGGGCTCCCGTTGCGGGAAAGTCCGGTCCCGTTGCGGGTCCGGATGGTCTAGGTGGGTCGGCTAGGCGCTGAGGCGGCTGTTTCCAGGGCCAGAGGGCGCCGCAGAGTTGCCGCGGAGGAAGGAGTTGAGTTCCTTGATGTCGCCGGGCTCGTCGGCCAGAACCGACCGGGCGAAGTCGGCGACCTGCGCCTTGCGAGCGGCGGGGGAGGTCTTGGCGAGGTACTTAGTGGCCAGGTCGATCTCCGCCTGCTCGAGCGCGATCATTGCCTTGACGAACTCGACGTCTGCGGGGTCCACGGGGTCTCCTGGATGTGTAGTGGTCTATGCGGCTGCGAGCTGGGTAAGATCACCCGCAGCAAGGAGGAGTGCCTGAGAGGCTGAAAGGTGACTCCGATAGACGCCCACACCCCGAAACTCGGAAGTCCCTCGGCCCGGTGAATCTCTCGGGTACCGAAGGCGGGGACGGCGACGCGGGTTCAAATCCCGCCTTCTCCTTGCTTTAGCTAGGCGGCTGCGAGGAACCCGGAGTCGGCTAGGTTGCGGATCGCCTGCTTGCGCTCGACCTGCTGAGTCAGCGACTCCATAAAGGTCTGCGGTGTCGTGGCCGTGGTGGCGCCGGACGCTGATCCCCAGCGGGGTGCGTCGGCCTTGCGCTCCTCGGCCAGCCGCACCCGCCACGCATCACGCGGGGTGTTGACGGCTTTGACGAGGTCGCCACCGTTGCGGATCTCCTCGGCTACGGCCTTTCCGAAGTGCTTGTCCTGCTCGGCGGCAGACAGCCCGTCGAAGTAGGCGCGCGGGTCGAATGTCATCCGGCGGGAACGGCCTTCTGACGTCGACGGCACCGTCCGGCAGTCACAGCGTGGATGCCGCTGGAACGTGGCGTTCCAGTGGTACACGTGGCCGGCCATCACAGCGCACCGGCCGCACGAGGGTGGATTCAGCACCCGCACCCAGGTCTTGACATCGGGGCGGGCGACGAACGCCGCTGCCGTTCCCAGTCGGGCCGCGTCAGCGATGTGGGTCTCTGTAATGCCCTCCAGCAGCGCCAGCCCGCGGGGGAGCGCCATATCGCGGGAGCCGTTGCCGATCGCCGTCTTGACCGCTGCCGGGACCGTGGCGAGCACCTCCGACAGAGGTAGTCCGGATGATCCCCGGGCGAATGCGAGGGGCTGCACGGTCGCCACAGCGGGCGCGGACATGCCCTGCTCGTCCAACACCGTGGCGACGTAGGTACTGGCGTCGCGGGCGCTGGCCGTCTGCAGCGTCGCCAACGTTCTCAGGGCGTCCGGGGCGATCGAAGCCCACGTCCGGTCGAGGTTGTCGATCGACATTCGCTGCCACAGTGACCGCACCGTCAGCACCCCGGCCGCCGAGTACCGCTGGCCCAACTCGTAGAACGCGACCGCCGACTCAGGAAGCGACTGGGTTGCCGTTGGCATTCGCAGTCATCGGTATCGGAGCAGGAGCCGCAGGAGTCGCCGTCGGGGGAGTGCGGACGATCCGGGCCAACTGCGCGTCGAGGCCGGAAGCCTGATCCATCGCCGCCATTCGACGCCGCTGCTCCGGCGTGTAACCCAGATCCTCGCGCGCCTGCTCGATCGGCAGAACCGCCCGACCGCCGTTCACCGGGGATGCCAGCTTCATCACGGCGTCAGCCTTTTGCGCGATCGTCGGAGTTGACGGATCGCGCCACATGGTCTCCAGCGACCGCGCCTTGTCCTCCCAGGTGCCCGTCTGCAGCCTCAGGACGAGGCGCATGACCTCTTCCCATGCCCCGCCCAGAACCGCCTGCTTCCGCTCGACCCGCTTCACCAATTGGATCTCCGAGGAGCGAATGGCATCGGCCGACGTCGGGTTCTCGCCCGTGAAAGCCATGTAGTGCGGCGGCAGCGCCATCGTCATCGCAGCCATCTGCACCAGGAACTTGATCGTGTTGTGGAACACGGCCAAATCAGACTCAGGAAAGGTGCCGACCGTGACGTCCTTGTCTTCCGACGTCCACAGCCGGCCAGCGATCGCAGACCACGTAGACAGCGGGTTGCCGTTCGCGTCCTGGAAGTCTTCTTCCTTCAGCCCGAAGGCGTACCGACGCGGCATGGCGTGGAACTCAGCCGACACCATCATGTCCGTGGCCAGCTTGTTGACCGCATCCATCAGCGGGATGATGTCGTGGAACTCGCACAGCCCATTGGGCCGCAGAATCCGCGGCCGGTTGACCAGCGGCACCATCGGCACCCGACCCAGCATGTGCTCATCGACGGGCGAGTCGAGATCCCAGCCGTCCTTGCCGTGCCGGTAGATGCCCGTCGAGTCGGGCAGGTACAGCACCGCCCAACGCGAACCGTCATCCTCAGTCCATCGCTTGATCCCGGCAGCCCGCTTCCGGGTCCGCGGGTCGTGACGGACGTAAGCCTGCAGCGGGTGCTCCACCGAGATGATCGGCGCATCATCGGCCGAGTCGCCCACACCGATCGTCACGTAGGAACGGGTCAGCGCCAGCGACTCCAGGTGCGCCTGCTGCGCCTGTTCGTCCCCGTCGTTGGCCTGCCAGATGTCCCACAGACCCTGGTCGCGGGAGTCGTCGCCCGAGTAGCGGAAACCTTCTACGTCCAGCCGGGCTTCGTAGGCGTCCGTCCCGATCCGCGCCAAGTTCATCACCAGGGTGGTGATGCGCTCCCCGAACTCGCGGCGCATCGCAGGCGCCAGGAAACGGATCGGCTGCTCACCCTCGTAGTAGGCGTCGTAACGGCGGATCGTCTTGTCCCAGGCGGCCAGGTAGCCCTCGAGGCGCGACAGTTCGGCGGCGGGCTCTGCCATCAGGAGCGCACCACCATTCGGGATCGAGGTTTCGGGGGGGCCCAGCCGGCCGCGCGGGCGTCGGAGGCCGCCTCGTGGCACAGGACGGAGGTCACTGCGGCGTCGATCTTTTGGTGTTGCGCTGGCTTGCCGAGGATGAAGCGGTCGCCCGGCTTCGGGAGCTTTCGGGCGTTGCCGACGTGCGCTGTGGTGATCGGGCAGCCGTCGTGGGTCAGGGCGCCGCTGCGCAGGTCCGCCTCAAAGCGGACTAGGGACGAATGGACGGCCCGCGTGCGGGTCTGTCCACCCATCTGCCAGGAGAAGAAGGTCTCCGGGCCGTGCGCCAGCTCCCACGTCTCGATCTCTGAGATCCACGACGTGGGGTCGTGTGGATCGTTGAAGCCGGGGTCGCAGTAGATGCGAACCAACTTGAAAGTGTCTGCGAGTTCGGCCCAAGCGTCGTGCACCTGTAGGCGTGGAATCCGACCGCCGTGCTGCGCCGGGTTCCAGATCATCGCGTCGCCCGTGGCCTTCCAGCGAGGCGTGAACTGGAAGCCTTGCACCGTCTCGAGCCGGATGGCGCTCCAGTCCGAGTTCTCGCTGCCATCGAAGCCGCCACAGACGGGCGTACCCGGCTCAGGAGACGGCAGCCAATGCATGACCAGCCCACGCGCCTTCCCACAGCCCCTCGGGCAGCCAACTGCCATGGCCCTGGACGACGCGGTTACCGAAGAAGCGCTCAGCCTGCGCCGGGTCCTTCTCCATCAGCTCCGCACACTCCGCCTCAATACTGTCGAGCGTGACGTGCTCGGAGCCCTGGTAGACGAAGTCGAACAGCTTGCGCCGCTCTCGCTTGTCCATGAATCGGAGCTTTGTCGGTGGCACCCGATAGAACTTGAAGACGTCCTCGGTCTGCGATTCCCACGTCGTCTGCGCGACGCTGTTCTCAGCCGGATCCCAAGCGTTCGTGTGCTCCATCGTCCGGCCACCCATGCCGGCTGCGCCGCGGCGCTGGGTCTCGGCGACATTCCGCATCTTGTTCGACGTCGTGTACGTGCCCGTCTCGTCCTGCAGCGCGAAGGAGATCGGGTTACCGAGGCGGGACAGGGCAGACGAGGTGACCGCGTCAATGCGGTCCATATCCGGGTCGTCGGAGTTACCGACAATCCGGATGAAGTTCTCACGCGGCTTGAGGGTGTGCTTGAGCGGACCCAGGTGGATCATCGCCACCAGCGGGCGGTAGACGTTGTCGACCTGCTCCTGCGACGTCGCCGTCAGTTGGATCAGTGGCGACGGGTGCCGGATGCCCTTCGGCTCGTCCGACTCGTAGTCGAACGTCCAACCGCATGGGCAGCCGCCGTCTCGCTGACAGTCGTAGACCTCGCCAGCCTTCGCCCAGCCACCGAACACCGTCGGGCCGACAGCCTCAGCCGCCGTAACCGTCGCCGCCTCGGGACCCTTGCCCGACTTCTGCGGTCCGACAATCAGGGAGCGGCGGTAGGTAAACGCCTGGTTCAGTAGCGGGCGCTCCGGAATCCACTTCGCGTCCTCGCGAACGCGGTAGTGGTTCGCCGTGCACCAAAACTGCCAGTCGTACTTGCGGAACGGCTTGCCCCGATCGAAGCCAGCAGGCACGCGGCAGTGCTGCTCAGTCCAGCCGTCCAATAGGTCGCCGAGCGTGGGGAAGTCGACCTTGCCGACGGAGTCACTGTGCATCAGCAGAGCGCAGCCGACGAGTGCGCGGCTCGGAGCTAGCCGCGGCGGGCTTGGTGGCCTTCTTCTCGGCCAGCTCGTCCACGGCTACCCGCCAGCCCATCTCAGCGAGGCCGGCCGTCGTCATACCGATCTGATCGGCGAAGCGGTGGAGCTGACCCAGCAGCGCCGCGCCAGCCTCCGAATCCTCGCACCGCCACGACACACGCACCCACAGGGCCACCGTCCGCTGCCGCCAACGCTCCGACGGCAACGACCATGCGCACGCCTGCGGAGTTCGCCACGCCTGCTCCCAAAGCTCGAGTTCGCGCACGGCCGGATTCGGCAGCGGGAACTCCGGCACCACACCGGTGAAGCCCTCGGCAGGAAGCGCCGTCAGGGAGTAGCCGCGGGCATCGGAGCGACCAGAACCAGGGTCAGCGGGCGGGCCGGATCGGTTACGTGCGCCACCTCTGGGCATCGCGGTCACCGTCCATAGTTATGCAGGCGCCCATGCATGGAACGCCCAAGATTATGCAAGGAGTATGCAACCGGGCCGGGCATCTGAACCCGTCGCACCAGGAAGGGCCCTCCCAGCGGTCCGCCGTGTCGCGGGCGCGTCGGGTCTCCCCCCCTGGCCATGCGTCGTCGCGCATGTTCATGCATCCAACGCGACGCTTTATGCAGCCGCCGATGCATCGGTATGCAACCGAAAGATCGAAGTCGAAAAGCAAAAACGAAAGTTAGAAAGTAATAACCAAAGTGTAAATGAGTTTGCTTCACACAATGCTACTGCGTATGTGTTGCCCTGCCTGCTGCTGCTCTGTTGCATCGGTTGGCATGCTCAGGTCCACCGTAGTCAGTCGACCCGTCGAGGTGGCCGAGGTCCCACTGTTCACCTCGGGTGATGCGCTCACCGCAACGCCAGCAACGCACAGTGCCGGCCTCTACTTGAGGTAGCCACTGTGCTCTTAGCTTGCGGTGCTGTGTGTCATAGCCGCGGGCATGGGCGCTAGGTCTGGCATGTGCTGGGCACTGGCCTTGCTTGACTATGACTGGGCATCCGGGTGTGGCGCATACCCGGCTAGCCATCAGCTCATGGCTCCATGCTCTGCCCTTGTATCCGTGCCCATCCCAGTTCAGCGAGGGCACGTACCTTGCGCCCGTACTCACGGCGTACGAGGTAGGGCACAGGTCCGCGTCGGTACTGGTCGAGCAGTGCATGCACCGAGTAGTGAGCATTGGCGCAGAGTCTGATCCGGTTGGCTGCAACGTTGG